ATTGACAAAGATGAGCGGTCGCCAATGTTTTTCGCTGAGTGGAGCGCGCCAAGTGGCTCGCCAGTTTCGGATCGCCAATTTTGGCCGTGGAGTAATCCAGCCCTCGGGACGACCGTTTCGTGGGAGGCGCTAGAAGAGGCATACAAAACGATCCCTAGTTCCGAGTTCATTCAGCAGCACCTCAATATGTGGCAGGGCTCAACTCAGTCTTGGATTCCCAACATTTGGCATGACCTTGTTTCTCAAGTAGCGATGCCACCGGGTGGAATCCTTGCCGTGGATTCATCACTTGATGATCAGAGATACTGTGGAGTTAGGGCCGTCCAACATGACGGGCGCGTGATCGTAACTACCGAATTTGTGGTTGAATCTCAAGCCCAAATGTGGGCTGAAGTCAATCGCGTTATGCAGGATCGGGACGTGCAACTTCGAGTCAACCCAACCATCCATCCCAACGTGCCACCCGATTTTGCTAGGCGCACTCAGATCGTTGGATATCGCGAAATGAAAACGGCGACACCGATGGTGAGGTCAATGATTATTGAGGACAAGTTGCGTCACACTGGCGAAAACTCTTTGGCTGAACACGTCACGCGCGCGGTCATGGTCAAACTGTCTGAGGGTGCCGCACCGTTGTCTAGTCAGAAATCACCCGGTCCGATTGAGTTGGCGCGTTGCATGGTTTGGGCGGCGGCTGAAGCAGGGCGTCCAGTTCGGTCGTCGCGTGCCGCTTTCGCTTTTGGCTGAGGGTACTTAACACGGACCAAAAAGTGTGAGAGACTCGCAAGTGATGGCTCTTTTCGGTAGCAAGAAAGTAAGCGCAACCCCTGCGTTTGCGTCCGCGCCGATACAGGCTGCAGCAGGTTCTGCCGCACAGGTGGGTCAGTTCTATACGTACTCCGTCGGGGCGTCGCAAGAACTGGCCCTCTCTGTTCCTACTGTTGCCCGCTCGATTCAAATGATTGCGTCTATGGTCGGCTGCTTAGAACTTAAGCATTACACGACGCAATGGAGTGGCGAAGAGTACGAAGAGATCTATTTGGAGAATGAGTCGTGGATGGATCAGCCTGACCCTAAGGTCACGCGCAACTTCATTTTCTCGCAGCTCGTCACAGATCTCATGCTTCACGGTCGCGGATTCTGGTACATCACCAGCCGATCCACTGCCACAGGACGCCCGCTTTCGTTTCAATGGTTACCCGCCGCAATGGTGACGACCATGGATCAGGCTGGACCGCAATGGTTCGGCCCGTCCGACCAAGTTGAATTTAACGGTTATCCACTTGCAACCGATGACGTCGTGCAGTTCTTGGCACCGACTCAAGGTTTGCTGTACACAGGCAACCGGGCAATCATGACGGCCTTAAAACTTCAGCAAGCCGCCGACCGTTTCGCTGTTAATGAGATTGCCGCTGGTTGGTTGCAACAGACCGACGCATCCGAACCAATGTCCGCTGAGGATCTTTCCGAACTTGCAGCTGCTTGGCGTAACGCTCGACAAGTTGGTGCCATTGGCGCACTTAACAGTGTCGTGACTTTTAAAGAGTTTTCCAGTGACCCAAACAAACTGCAACTGATTGAGTCGCGTCAATTTCAGTCGCTTGAACTTTCTCGAAGCACGGGAATCCCCCCGTACTTATTGGGCATCGGCGTGCCCGGTTCATACACATATCAGAACGCGCAACAGGCACGCCAAGATCTTTATTTATTCGGCACCAAACAGTATTTAGATGCCATTGAGCAAACTCTGTCAATGACCCAACTTTTGCCCCGTGGACGGTACGTCAAATTTGATGTCTCGGACTACATGTACGAAAACGATTTAGGGAATGTTGAGCGCGAACCCGCTTTTGATTCAGGAAACCGCGAGGAAGAATATTCATGATTAGATTGACTGCTCAACAGATCACGCTGGACGCGTCCGCTGATGGTGAACCGTCGCGTCAAATTACTGGCCTTGCCGTTCCGTGGAATGTCAAAGCGCAGTTGTCAGGTGGCGAATCAGTGATTTTCCTTGAGGGCTCACTGCCCGAGGACGGTCCGATGCCAAAACTTTTGGAATACCACGACGACACACGCGTGATCGGCCGCGTAGTTGAAAGAGTTTCAACTAGCGAGGGCTTATTGTTTGTGGCAAAACTGAGCGCAACTCGTGCCGCCGATGATGCTCTCGCACTGCTCGCCGACGGCGCTTTAGACAGCGTTTCGGTGGGAGCAATCCCCACCAAGTTCAAGCGCCTGTCAGACGGGACCCTAGAGGTCTCACAAGCCCGATTTGTAGAACTGTCGCTTGTCACTGTGCCAGCGTACGAATCAGCACAGGTCTACTCAGTCGCCGCCTCATCACCCGATGAAAGCGAACCCGACGAAACCGAAACCCCAATAGAAACAACCCCAACACCATCCGAGGAGGATGAAATGTCAGAACCCACAACCGTTGAAGCCGCAGTTGCGACTCAACCCATCTATGCAACCGCCGTTAAGCGTGACGCAAAACTGCCGACCGCTGTCGAATACTTGAGTGCTGCCATTGCTGGCGGAACTGCTTGGGAACGTATGCACGAAGCACTTCGCGCCGCAGCTCCTGACGTGGTCACCAGCGACACACCCGGTGTGCTCCCAACCCCAATCCTTGGACCTGTTTACAACAATTTCGTCGGCCGTCGCCCTGTTGTTGATGCAGTTGGTGCCAAGTCCATGCCCGGTGGAGGCAAGATCTTTATTCGTCCCGAAGTCACGACTCACACGAGCATTGGTGCAAGCCTTGCCGAAATGAGCAACCAGTCAGGCACTTTCGTGGTGAGTTCGAATCAGGTAACCAAGCAAATTTTCGGTGGCTATGTAAACATCTCTGAAGCCGATCTGGATTGGACCGATCCCGCGATCTTGTCAATCTTGCTTGACGACATGGGCCGTATTTACGCAAACGCAACCGACAACTACGCAGCCGATACTTTGGTCGCTGGCGCAACCACGACTCAAGCGTTTACCGCTGCCGACACTGACGACCCGTCAGTTTGGGCCGCTGAAATTGCTGAAGCTGCAGCAACAATTCTCACTTCGTCAAATGGCAACTTGCCGACTCACTTATTTGTGGCTCCCGGTATTTGGCAAGATTTGATTGCTTTGTCGGATTCGAGCAAGCGTCCGTTATTCCCACAGATCGGACCAATGAACGCTTTCGGTAATCTTGCACCCGGTCAAGTCAACGGAAACGCTTTCGGTTTGCAAGTTGTTGTTGACCGCAACTTTGCAAGTGCGACTTGTATCGTCGGCGACGCATCTGGTTACGAACTGTTTGAACAGCAGAAGGGCGCTATCTCGTTGGACAACCCGTCCACCTTGTCACGCACCATTGCGTTCCGTGGCTACTTCGCCGCCTTGATGATTGACCCGAGCAAGTTCGTCAAGTTCACGTTCGCCTGATCCGACTGACTAAGTAGAGAGACTGCACCATGGCCACATTCAGCGTGACGCACCACCAGCGTCTAGACGATGTTGCTGTGGTGCAGACCCTCGAAGCAACCGACATCACAGTCGGTCAGACAATCACACTGACAGGATTAGGTCACGGTCTCAACGGCACGCACATTGTGATCGCTGTACCGGTCAACTTGTTTGCTGGCGTTAACGAAGCAGGCGACCTGCTTTACAACGAAAACGAAATTATTGTTAACCAGTTAATGTTCCAAGATGTTGGCGACGATCTAGAACGGTCCGCTGCCGACCCGTTTGGAACTTTGACATGGACTTTGACGTGCACATGGACCACGGTCGCAGCAGTGCAAGAGTTTCTCGGGATCTCGTCGGCCACGGCAAATGACACCGCTTTCCTAACTACTTGTGTCGCGGCCGCTAACGCTTGGTGTTTCAGGCGTCGCGTTCAGGCTGGTTACCACGACAGTCTCACCACTGTCCCTGATGGCTCAGTGCTATTGGGAACCACGCTTTACGCCGCAGGTCTCTACCGTGAACGCGGAACCACTGGAGACAGTTATGCGTCGTTTGGTGACATGAGCGGACCACCGTTGATGACACTTGGACGAGTCAACCAGTTGCTTGGCGTTAAGAGATCGCAGTGCGCTTAACATGGCTGGCATTTTCACAGACGCAATCAACGCGGTCTCAGCATCGCTCACGGCCCTCGGGCTCAAACCTGTCACCGATCCACGCAACGCACGACCGCTCACAGTGTTCATTGAGTTGCCGTCGTTTGAGTCGTTTGGTGCAAACCCAACATCCAAAGTCAGTGACGTCACAATCACTATTCGAATCCTTGGAGCGCCACCCGGCAACCAAGACTCAAGCGACTACATCCTTGGCGTCGTGGATACGATCCTCGGCTCAGACATTGCAGTCATCTCGGGACAACCATCCATCGCAACGATCGGGTCGCAAGACCTCCCCTGTTACGACCTCACTATCAAACTCACAGCGACACGCTAACTAACAAAGGAAAAACATCATGGCAATCGTTTACCAAGGCTCAGGACAAATCACCATTGGAGCCAACAACATTTCACTCAACTGTTCATCCATTACCCTCGAAGCAGGTTTTGACTCGCTGGAAGCGACCGTGATGGGAGCCACTGGACACAAGTTTGTCGCTGGCCTTCAAACGGTGAGCGTTTCGGCAACTGTGCTTCTTGAGTACGGCGCGACTTCAGTGGAAAAGTATTTGTCAGATGTTGTTGGCGACGGTGACACCACCGTCATTGTGGCACCTGACAGCGGTGTCGCTGCACCCGGCAATCCGATCTATACGATCACCAACATGATGATCTCGTCGTTTATGCCGATCTCAAGCACCGTCGGCTCCCTTGACACCATGACCGTTACGGGCACTGGTGGCACTTGGGTACGCGCCGTAGCCTGATCTAACCAACACAAACAAAGGACCCCGACATGATTGGTATGACGTTACGAGTGGAAATGCTCGACGGAGAAACACACGAAGCACCGATCACTTACGGTGTGGCGTGTCGCTGGGAGGACCACCATCCTCAACTCTCCGTCGGGCAGTTTCTAGAAAACATGAAATTCAAGGCGTTGGCTTGGTTGGCATGGGACGCGGTCCGCTCAAGTGGCGTAATCGTGGAACTGTTCCCCAAGTGGGTTGAAAAAGTAGGGGACATCACGTTCGTCCCAAAAGA